GACGTGTACTTTACGACCGTCCAATCCACGAACCCATCGACGCTTCCAAGTTACTTTCTGTTCACCGCCAACCCACTTAGAGTCCTTGACGAGTGTCCCTGTGATTGCTTCACGTAACGCAGCGATAGCAGGAGTTTGCTCAAGGAAGTTCTTGATGAGTCGCTTACCGTCTTCGGCAGTACCACCAACAATCTGTCCAATCTTCGCAGCACCAGCACCATAGAGGAACCCATAGATAAACGTCTTAGCGTTGTCACGAGTTGGTAGACCCGCAGCCATCTGGTTCTTCGTATGAATGTCACCAGTGAGGATAGTCTCAACGTACTCTCCCTCATCATAGCGATACATGAAGTGACCCAAGCATCGTAGCTCAAGGCCGGACGCATCCACACCAACTTGAATCCAAGGGTCTGGCTTACCGTCTTTCATGTTGTGCTCGGCACCGAAAGCAGCACGGCAAGGTTCGCCATATGCAGCACGGATTGAAGGCACCTGTGCCACGTTAGGGAAACTATGAGTTGCACGACCAGTTACCGCACCGTTCGGGTTAACGCTTCCGTGAATACGACCATCGTCTCCAATCATTCGGAGCCAGCCGTTATCACCCTCAGCAACCTGACCGATACGTTTCTGAATCATAAGGTATTCTTTAATCAACTCAATGCAACGCTGTGCATCAGGGTCGTCTACCTTAACGTGCTCTAAGACCTCATCGTCTACCTTTGGTGCACCACTAGGAGTGAACTCAACGGGAACCCAGCCAGCCTTGGTGAGAACACGAGTGATGTGGTCTCGGCTCGCAGGGTTAAACACAACGTGCTCAACCGGAGTATACGGAGCACCCTCAACGTAATCGCGGGTATCCAACTCGCACGGCTCTAAGCCTTCACGTTGCTTCTTGTTCTTAGGCTTCTTAAAGATTCCACCCTGTTTCGGGTACTTCACACGAGGATACTTGGTGAGCGGCTTTCCGGTACGAGGATGCCTGAATGCTTCAGTACCGCCCTTAGCGGAGTACCATGAGCCAAACGTATTGGTTAACTCCACGAGTAGCTCACCACGTCTGCCAGCGAGTTCTGCGTAGAGATTCTCTAAGGACTTGGTGTCAATAGGGAAACCATTACGTTCCATCTTGGCTAACAGCCATGCAGCATCGTGTTCCAGTTTGACAGCCTCAAGGCTACCATTCCAGAAACGTTCTGCTTCTGTGCTTCCAGCAGGTGTCTCGTTAGGGAAATAGAATGTGTTGCTACAAAGTTTCTCGAAGAGAGCCTTGGTGACTACAACGTCTTGAACGTTATATTCCATCATGTCTTCGTTGAACAGCAACCACTCCATCCCATCAACGTATTCTTCACCAGACTCAGCCAGTGAAGCCTTGAAGTCGTCCTTGTACTCACCCTTCATTTCGCCTAAGCGATAACCCCAAGCCTCCAGAGCGTGGGAACCAAAGCGTTTACCCGGCAGCTTGCCAGCACGGAGCAGACCAGCATCGGTGTCTTTGATGTTAGAGTAAATCAAGCGGGACATCACTAAGGTGTCCAAGACGTTCTCTTTCGGGAACTTAACGTCACGATTCAGAATCAGCTTCGCCAGCTTCTCGATAACAGGAACGTCATACTTGTGACCATTATGGAACACAATGAGACCACCACGAGCAACCTCAGCTTCGAGAGCATCAATGTATGCCCCAAAGTCATCAGGTCGATAACGGATGTACCGGTCAGTTGTGTAGTCGTAAGTCACCGCACAGTGAAATTGACTAACGTTGTGCAGTAACCCGTTTGCTTCTAAGTCAGACAGTAACATTGTGTCTACTCCTTAAAATGGTTGGCGGAGATAACCCATGAAGTTATTCGGGTCAATCACTCGTAGGTTCTTGTGGTTCATCTTGTGACACTGAATCCCAGCTACTGTACCAAAAGCGTCAATGCGTGTCACACGGGAGCACCAAATGTCTGTCCCTTCGACCTTACGGACGTACCAGATGTCTGCGTTACTGGTGGAGGTGCAGAAGTCCCCAGCCTTAAGGAGAGTCATCTTGTCTTCATCGAAAGTCTGCTTACCAACGCTACCACACTTGGCTACTGGTTTGACCCACTTGCCATACTTACGGGTCCACCCTAAGTTCTTCAGGATGTGTACCGCAGAATCACGAGCACATTCATACTCTTTTACATCGGCAAGTTCAGCTTGCAGCTCAGAGATTTCAGCTTCGATTACATTACGATTACGCATGGTGTTGTTCTCCCATTAGTGAGTTGAATAGATTTCATACAAAAGTTAATCACCAAGGCCACCCGTAGATGACCTTTAGTTTAACTCTTTAGATTTCAGACTTCGCAGCCAGAATCATGCCCTCTTCGTCAGCCACTTTGGACAGCAGGAGTTCACGAGTCTTGTCTTCGCCAACAGCCACAGTAGCGGCTACAGCAACTGAAGCGAGCAGACGACCTGCCTGTGTATCATCCAAAGTTACACGCTGTGTGTGAGCCTTGGTGGACTTATGGTCTTTCCAACGGTAGACCAGAGTTACCTTGCCGTTACGAACGTTGATGTGAACTCGACGAGCATACTGGTCAACGGTATCGGACAGACGGATGGTATTGCCGGGGAATTTAATAGCCATGTTATGTTACTCCTTAAACGAAGAATTTGTTGAGGTCGGTTGCTTTAGCCGCAATCTTAGCAGCAGACGTTACACCAGCACTTGCATCTTCAGACAGCAGACGGGCCTGTTTAGCCAAGCGTTGTGCCTGTGCAGCATCTTTACGAGCCTTGTCATTCAGGCGTTTAGCTTCACGGAAGTACATCTTAACGACCAGCTTACCGAGAGTGTTAATGAATTTAAACATTGTGATTCTCCTTAAGCGGAGTGATAAGTGGGAACAGAGTGTCTGTCCCATTAGTGAGTCTTATTGTTTCCTTCGCCAGTTTGAGTGATCTTCCTTTTCGCACCATGTCAGCCATATTATCAGACTGAGTTCCCTCAGATAAATGAGAGGGATTGCAGCACAGAGGATTATCACAAGTGTGTAATAGAATATCATTAGGTCCTCCCGTGGTGTAATTCGAAAGAGACTCGGTGGAGTTAGAAGTCTTGTCCGTCTTCTTCAGTCCAGCCATTATCTCCATCTCCTTCTTCCGTAGGTGACTCAGTCGGTTCAAGCCATCCTGTTTCTTTGTTGTATACCATATGACCAGCAATACCAGTATCACCAGTAAAGCGGCACTTGAGTATACGAAGCTGTACGAGATTAGGGTAATCACCTTGTTGGTTCCTCTCTAATGCAATTATGGTATCGCTTAGTTGACGTAGTGCGCCAGAACCACGCAGGTCTGTTATGGATACTGGTCGCCCTTCCTCGTGACTCTTGCCCTTCTCAGGATTCTTGAGGTGACAGATTACCACAACGACCACACCTTTAGTCTTCGCAAAGGCTTTCAGCTTGGTCATCAATCGGTCAATCGTCTTACGCTCATCGGAGTTATCTTCCATCCCGGAGACCACAATAGAGATATGGTCTAACAGGATAACGTTGCAGTCTAAGCCATCGACCATGTAGGCCAGCTTTGCAAACAAGCGGTCTTCCTGTGACTCCGCAAAGGAATCATACAGGTGGAACATATCTGTGTTGAACAACACGTCATACCACTCATCGAAACGTCCGTCCTCTAAGATTTTCATCTTGAGTTCTTTGTCTTGACGTAGGCGAACATGGTTGTTCAATCCCATTAAGTCCTGAACAGTTTCCTCAACGGCTTCTTCGAGCATCGCCAAGCCTACCTTCGACCCACCTTTGCCCCACATGAGCATCTGCTGACGGACGAATGTTGACTTACCCATACCGGAACCTGAAGTGACCATGATGACTTCACCACCACGAGCACCCAGCGTCATATCGTTGAGCTTCGGTTGACCCGTAAAGAGCAGACCTGTTGTTTCCTCTTTGACCATAGCCTCACGAACTCGGTCTTTAAGAGACACAGCGGAGACTACACCATCAGGCACCCAAGGTTGCGCATTCCAAATCTGGTCGGTTACTGCTTTGGCTTGTCCATTGAGTAAACACTCATTGGCATCCTTAAGAGGCAGTACGGCGACTCGGACTTTCCCGCTAGGCAGGACAGGAGCACACTCTTCGATGGCCTTGCGACCCGGCTCATCCATGTCAAACATCAGGATAATCTCATCGAACTGGTCGAAGTATTCGTAGTTTGCAGCACATGTTTTCTTTGCGGCTTGAGCACCCATAGGGAGACTCACAACGGGATACTTCCCTTCTTGAAGTTGCGCTACGGTAAGACAATCGATCTCACCCTCAGTCACCACAATCTTCTTGCCACCATTCCATAGCTGCTTACCGAACAATAGGTCAGCTTTAAGTTTCCCCTTAGCGGAGAACTCTTTGTGCTTGTCACGTACCTTCTGACCCACAAGGTTTCCCTCAACGTCATAATAGTTTGCGACTTGCAGCATCTCACCGTTGACCTTCGCTACCCAATAGCCATACTTACGGCATATAGCTTCCATGAGGCCACGAGCTTCGAGGTTCGTATAGCGACCATCTGAATCCCCAAAGTTTAACAGGTTAGACATTTTGTCACCTCCAGTGTTGTATGAGCTTCTGCGAGTCTTCGCCAACGTCTCACGAGTTTCCTCGGTTCCACGCACATGGTTCTGACACACAAAACAATACTGGTGTCCATCAGAATACATGCCATTACCATCTGACGACCCACAGTTCTCACAAGGTAAATGATAGAGGAATATACTCTCTTGTTGTTCTTCCATATCCATGATAGGACTCCTACAGGAACTGACGCAGTGCGCCACAAACGATAATGATGAT